AAATGCACAAACAGAATACATTGATTTTGATTCATTTAGAAATGTTCATGCTAAAAAAATTACATATAAACCATTCTTATATAAAAGTGTAGACGAACGAGTTCAAGCATCACCAGATGAGAATACACTTACTAAAGAAGAAACCCAAGCAAGAATGAATGAATTAAGAACTTCTGTGTTTAAATCTTATCATTACTTGTTTAGCGGAAGGAATGATCAAATATATGAATGCAACATACAATATGATAATGGACTAGCATTTTTATTGCCACCTGCAGGCGGAACAGTTGGAGATGTTAGTGTTACATCAGCAGACTTAATGACAGATACATCTTCTTTAGATAAAGACATGACAGGCGGTGCCCTATCTCAAAAAGTATTAGAAGCAAAAAATAAAGACGCTGTTGAGAAATTATTTAATAAAGCATCCGATAAAGACATAAGGGGATTAGGCTCAGCATTAGGATTTAGTAATCAAGAATTAAAAGATGCTATAGATAATAAAGGTAGTGTGGCCGCACTTAAAATTAAGAGTGTGTTAGAAGACAGAGACCTACTTAGCCAAATACTCCAAGCAGAACAGGCCGCAAAGAAAAAAACATTTAGTGATAATCAAACACTTTCAGATGGGAGCCAGTATAATCCAAGGGCAAGTGGATATGTGTATTCAACAGACTTAGTAGGCAATATATCAGATACTATAAATGCAGATACATTATGGGGCAGGGCAAAAGCAAACGCAAATAAGGCCACTAGCATTTACGAAAATAAAGAACGCAACTATTCGATTTTACCGGGCACTACTAAGACGGCTGAATTAAAAGAAGGAAAGGACCCAACAGATTCTGTTCAACCACCTTACCAACAGGTTCATATTGTAAATGAATTAGGAGAATCAACTTTTGATGGAACAACAAGACAAAACTTAATGGGTTACTATATGCAACAAAAAATGGAACCCTCATTCTTAGTTAATTTAGAAATGCTTATTAAGGGTGATCCATGGTATTTAGGTGCACCTATGACAACACCAAATCTTGTAATAAAAGATATGGCGAGCGATAAAGACGAGTCAAACGAAGAATATGTAGTGTTTGATAAACGTGATAATGTAATAATGTTTGATATGCAATCCCCTAGATTGTTTGACTTTAATGTAGATGACGAAGATAAGAACGAAGGATACTGGTCTGCAGACGGCACAGCATATTTCATATCTGGTGTATATACTTTGATAAAAGCAATAAGTAAATTTGAAGGCGGTGAATTTAAACAGGATCTTTCAATGATAAAACTTACATCGTATCAAACAAGTAAACTTGACAAAGTATCACAAGCAGTTGATCAACATAATGAAAGTTTAGGTAGTAGTTAAAATGGGCAGATATAATATTAATAAGACTAGTAATAAAAATCCTAATATGAAGGAAAGGAATCAGAAAGCCTACCTGAATGGAGTTTATGTAGCAGAAATTATTAATAACATTGATGTTAGTAGAACAGGTAGAGTTCAAGTGTTTATTTCAGCACTTACTATAGATGATTCAGGCAAGTCAGGATACTTTGATGCAATATGGACTAGTCCCTTTGCAGGTAGCACAAACCCTAGATCAGTAGGAAAAGAAATAGAAAACCCTGATCAATCAATGTCATCATATGGTTGGTGGGGACAAGTTCCTGATATAGGTAATATGGTATTAGTTGCTTTTGGTGACGGCAATACTAAATTTCCATTTGTTATAAGTTGTTTATACCCAGACATGTTTGCTAATATGGTTCCAGGGTTACCAGCAGGAAAAAATTATCAAGACCCTACAAAATTATTACCTACTGTAGAAAAAAATAAAAGAACAGCAGATGTAAGGCATAACGATACATTTAGACCAATTCAACATACACTTTCAGAAGCAATAGTAAAACAAGGACTAATCGGCGATGCAACAAGAGGTGCAGGAGATAGTGGCTCAAGAAGAGAATCTCCAAGTGAAGTTTTTGGTATACTAACACCTGGTCCTCGTAAGAGTGCAATAACAGGAGCAGATAAAGACTTTGACGTTAGATTGGGCGGACATCAATTTGTAATGGATGATAATTTAGATTCAAGGCAGATTCGAATTAGAAGTGCAGAAGGCAATCAAGTATTACTAGATGACAACGAGGGTATAATTTATCTAATTAATAAAAGCGGTAGAGCATGGATAGAGATGAATTCATTAGGGGACATACATGTATTCGGTGAAGGCTCTATTAACATGAGAGCAAAACAAAATTTTAATCTTAGAGCAGACTATAATATAAACATAGAAGCAGGTAAAGACATTAATATTAAAGCGGCCATGGATACATTAGGCAGTGATTTTAAAGGAGCAGGCAATGGCTCTGGGGGCAATATACACATAGATGCAGAAGGCGAAATAAAAAATATTGCAGGCGCAAGTATTTTAAATAGGTCTATTGCCGGTGATGTTACAACACATGCTTCAGGTAGTATTAAACAAGAAGCGGCCAACGGAGATATAGAAATACTAGCATCAAACGAAATTTCAAATAAATCAGGTGCAAAATATAGTATAAAAGCCGGAGGTGATGTAACTATGAAAGGCGCACAGATTGTTGAAAAAGGTTCGAAAGTATTAATGAATAGCGGAGGCTCCGACCCCACAGAACCAGGAGAAAATGACGCGGCAGAGTTAGAAAACATACTTGCACATGATTACGAAGACCATCTAAACAAACAGCCAGAGTATGACAGAGAAGGCGATACATTACTGCCTACTGGTGGCAGAAGAGACAAGTATAAGATGAAGTCAATTGTTAGTAATTTAATTACATCAGAACCATTTGCCGGACATGCCTCGGCTGATCCGGAAAATGAGAATCAAAACAGTATTGTTCCAGACGAAAGTATTGCAGATGCAATGGCACCAAATTCAAATGGTGTTATCGGACCTCTAGGCGAAACACCTGCAGATAGTAATTCACCTGCAGGATATCAATCATCACCAGGGTATGACAACAACAATAATCCTTTATACAATGAACCAGATAAGAATGTATCATCAAACTTTACTCCTGCATTTAATAAAAAGTTAGAAGAAACAAATGCAATGGCCACAGCAGTATCGGCTATAACAGCAGGTGTAAAACCATTACAAGCACCCACTAAGACTCCAGGTAATTATAAAATACTTGGCTCAGGTAGAAAGATTAGTGACATAGAAGCAATAACAAAAACAGTAGCAGTGAACGCCAACAGCGAAAGAGTTGATACTAATGATATATCCATGGGCGATCTAACTAGAGGTATAGCATTAATACAGGCCGCAGAAAAGTCAGGCGAAGATACAGGTCCTCTTTTAAGTAAATTAGGGATTAATGTTTCTAGAGATGGACTAAGCAAAATTTATACTTCTAAGGACGGCAGTTTCATAATAGACACTAGAGGTGGAGTAGGTGCTGTAGCAAACAATCTTATGACTGCATCTGATTTAAGAAGAACAAGTAATGTTGTAAGCGAATATGTTGGTAACAGTCAATTATCAGACAATCAACTAGCATCATTAACTTTATTAGCAGATCATGTAGGGATAGAAAACTTTAAAAACAGCAGAGCATTGCAGTTTGTAAAAGCGGCTGAATATTCTAAAGTTCCTAACAGTATGCTAGACTTTAATAAAGGAACCGTAGGTTATAGCAGACGTCCTAAGACTAGACGAGATTATATTGAAAGAGGTATGCTGTATGGCGAGTTATTTCAAACTCCTGATAGTGTAACTATACCTAAATTTGAAGATGGTTCTAGTTTTGGAGCAATGGCTAAGGCTATTAAGTTTGCTCGTTATGGGTAGTTTTAACTAATTCACTTATTCTTTTATAAGCATTATACTTTTGCTCTTGTTCTGTTTTGACAGAGTTTTCAAGCATTGCTATACGATTTTGTAATGCATCGTTATGCTTCTTAAGATCTATTAATTCTCTACGAAGTTGCTCTTCTAGAGTGTCATTCAGTGTCGACCAATCGTTCATTGTTATCACCGATTAATATTTTGTGTAACATTTCTGTTACAGTATTATTTAACAAAACTCCACTATGTCCTGCTTCTATGTGGTGCGTTTGAGTGTTTTTAAAGCCTGCAGGAGTTTTACTTTGGCTGTCACAAGATATCATTCCATCGTTTGCTTTTCCACCTATACCTGCAACTGGGTTTGCTCCTCTTGTGCAAATTATATTTGTGTGTGGCCCGTTATACTTTTTTTCTTGTAACATTGCTAAAACTGTAGCACCAGGCATTGTGTTTTTAAAAACATCTGAATTACGCCAAAAGTAACCAAAAATTCTTGCTACTGGTGTTCCTTCCCATGGTGTTGCTATAGTTACTAAATGGCTTACATGTTCTTGAAATACACTGGCATACCAAGAAGCAATTATTCCACCAAAACTGTGTCCTACTAATATAACTTTTTCGTCACCAAATTCTTTATCTTTTCTGTTTTTAAATGCCATGACGAGATCAAACGGATCTTCCGACATATCGTAATTAGGAGCAATAGATTTGTGCTCAGGTAGTTTTAGTTTGTAGTAATTAAAGTTGTCTGAATCAGCATTAGCACCATGTATATAAATTACATTAGGCATTGCTTATAAGCATACCCATTTGTAAAAGTTCATCAGGTCGTGTATTTTTGTCATACCTAAAGTTACCAGCAAAGTTGATACTATCGAAAAGCACATACTTATGAGTCTTTACATCATAAATTCCATATGTTTTAAATTTTGAACCTTTTGCTTCTTCTATTTTGCGAAAACGTTCCATGCCTGCGGTTTTATTTGCCTCTCTGGCCTTGGACCATATTTTGTCAAACTCTTTTTGAATGTTATACATTGTTTCCTCAATGTGATTAATTAAAAATAATATTTACTATATTTGTTGTTTAAAGCACGGAATTCTGGCATATATCTTTATTAAAACTTCTTTTAATGATTTTGATAAATACAAGTATGGCTACAATATTTAGAGGATTTAACACAATCGGCAAAAGCAAGGCCCCGTATACTTTAAGTGATGAGGAATTAATTAAAAGAGATTTGCTCAATCATTTTTATACAAAAAGAGGTGAACGTCTTATGCGACCTAACTTTGGAAGTATTATACATGATATCATAATGAATCCTTTAGATGGTATGACCGAAAGCGATATTAGAGAAGATGTAGAAAGAATAATAGAGTCAGATAGTAGAGTTAGTCTCAACGACATTAGAGTAGTAGTATTAGACCATACAGTAAGATGTGAAGTTGATATCTCATTTAACGTTTTACGATCCTCTGATACACTTTATCTAGAATTTATAAATGAGGAGTTAGTATAACATGGCACTTATATCAAGACAAAATAATTTATTTGCCGCAGAAGATTGGAAAGTGGCATATAAAGCATTCAGTGAAGTAGATTTTCAAGCCTATGATTTTGATACTGTCAGAGCGTCCCTCATAGAATATATCAGAACAAATTTTCCAGAGACATTTAACGATTACATAGAAAGTTCAGAGTTCATAGCAATTATAGAAATGCTATCATTTCTTTCTCAGTCACTTGCATTTAGAATGGATGTCAATACAAGAGAAAACTTTTTAGAAACTGCTGAAAGAAGAGACTCAGTATTTAAACTTGCAAGAATGTTAGGATACAATCCTAAAAGAAATATTCCTGCAAGTGGATTAATGAAAATTGATGCAGTATCAACAACAGAACCAATACAAGATAGTATAGGCAATGACATTAATAATGTAAATGTTTTCTGGGATGATGCAAACAATCCAGAAGCATATGAGCAGTTTATAACAATTTTAAATTCTGCGATGGCTTCATACAATAGATTTTCACAACCTGCTAAAGCAGGTAAAGTTGCAGGCATCAATACAGAACTGTATGAGATTAATACTCCTGTAACAAACGCATTGGCTTTTGACTTTAACTTATCAACATCAGGTGTGGATAGAAACTTTGAAATAGTAAACCCAGACTTTTTAGATAATGATGTATATTTTGAAAGACATCCAAATCCTACAAACAATTTTAATCTAATCTATCAAAACGATGGATTAGGTGTTAGCAGTAATTCAACAGGATTTTTCTTATTGTTTAAGCAAGGCGACTTTAAAGTTGCTAATTTAAACTTTACTACACCTGTAGAAAATAGAACAGTAGATA